GGTTCTTGCGGGGTCTGTACCAATTGAGCAGATTTCCAATCGTCTTCTTGTCCATTCCGGGCAGGTAGAATCCAGGGATCACTGCATCAGTGAAGGAGGACTTCAAGAAAGTGATGTCTTCAAAGGCATCATATTCTGTCAAGTCCGAAACCTTGTCGGGCATGGTCACGGTCATTCCAATTTCTTTGGCGACCTTAGCCAGCTCAACACGGTTGTACTTCTTCAATGCTTCAGTGATCTTTGGATCCTCAGATTTCATCACTGCATGCAATCCATCGTCTCCAAGGAAAATATTCCTCGTATGGACACGATAGGTTGAAACATGCAGTCCTGTTCGGATGAAGGTAATCCTAGCCAAGATCTGATTCACCATGATATTGAAGATGGTCGTGAAGCCACCGGGCACTCCCGAAGGCAATCCATGATCATCTGTGTACAACGTTGCTCCATAAAGATGGAGAGTGTTGCCAACCTCATAGCAAAGTGTTTCTCTAGCCAGGCACTCCTGATCAATGTACGTCTGATCCTCCTGAAAATGGCGGTACCAGGTGTTCAAGATCTTGGCAATCTGACGATAGAATTCAGCCAATTGAGACGAATCAAATTTTGAGAAATCGACTCCAAACAATCCTGCAGCTTGCTTGTAAATTAATCCAAGCGAAGGCCATGATTGTCTAGGGTCGATTCCAAGAGCCGATTCAAGTGGAATTCCTACAAAGTCCGGGTCCATGAAATGGATTCTGAATGCACCGCATAGAATGTTAAATGCGATCATCAGATCCACTGGTGGTGCGTTGATGATTCGAGTAGCGCCAGTTTTGCACTTCTCGTTTGGACGAAGCTCGTCCTTCATCACGTCCAACCATATCGAATTTTCAGGGATCTTGCCTTGCATGGCCAGAGTCATTCTTTCATTGACTCTCGCAACAAGTTCTGGATCTGTGAGGTCATATTTCAGACGCTCTCCAAGAACTTGGGGCCGCTCTGTGAAATAAGGGTACTTCCCTTTTCCTTGGGCTTTCTTGTTCCAAGGATATCCAGGTGAGTTCCTCATCTCCAGACCAGTCTCGGCCATGAAGGCAGGCCCATCAACACCGTTGATGGCTTCATCCAAAGTTAGAAGCCTAGGCTTCAACTTTGGTTGTTGTCCCTTCAGATCCTCAATGATTGCGTTGACTGCCGCATCAACTTCCTGATCCTTTCGGAACCAGGTCGCTTGGCGATCAGTCTTCTTCACCAGATCTCGATCAAAAGACTCGG